CCGCCACCACCAGTCCATGCGCCACCAGATCCACCACCACCAAACATCGCAAGTAATGCCTCAAATCCTCCACCAGCACTAGATGTTGATCTACTTACAACACCACCTCCTAATCCTGTTAAACCTTGAATAGGTTTCTCTTTCTTATGCCAATTAAACATATCTACCTCCTATCAAGAAGTCTTAGTCTGAGTTGCTATTACGGTGTATGTAGCACTTGCAGTCTTCATGATTGTATACGCATAGATGTCAACACCACCATCACCACCGTCAGAAGGAGCACTACCACCAGTCCAGTTTAATGTGCCACCATTGGTTCCAACCGTGTTACCATCGATATTAACTGTTGCAGCATATCCAGCGGCGGCCGCAGTGGTAACTATAGTGACAGAGATTGCATCACCATTTGCCATTGTGTTGTTTAGTGATGTTGATGAATTGATTCTAATATTTGGAGTAGCTGTGGTTGTTTCAGTTGTGGTGAACAAATGCATCATTCCATCTGCAAGATCAATATCCGTATTGTCACTTAACTTACCAGAGGTAACATTAACTCTCTCAATCAGTTCACCATTATTAAAGTGAATACCACCACCTGAGGTGATACGCATTCTTTCCGTTGGTGTTACTGCTCCATCAGCAGTCGTCGAGAACATTAACCTACCCGGCATGTCATTTGCGCCAGGGGTGCCATCTGATTCACAAATAACAGATGCAGCCTGAACAAATTCAGTTCCGTCGTTACCTTGGAATATTACCCTACCAAGAGTGTCACCAGATTGAACAATAGTATTTGATCCAACAGAAGTGCCACGCGATCTCGCAAGTGTAATAATTGGATCGGTACTGGTGCTGTTTATAACGCACGAAACAGTGCTTGTATTGTTATCAGTACCTTCTACCTGGAGCGCCGCACTAAGCGTTGTATTAAAGAAATTACTACGCGCAGAAGAGGCACCAATTAAGAACCGCCCAGATGAATCGGTACGAGTTCTCTCGCTACCATTAGTATGTACAGTAAATGTATCGGCAGCAGGGAATCTGATTGCAGTATCAGTATCACCAGTGTGAATAATAGAATCTGCGATAGATACATTACTCTTGAATGTACCAACACCAGTAATATCAAGTCCATTTGCTAGGACTTGAATACCCTGTTGTGCCGTGATAATACCAATAGAATCAATATTTTCTACATCTTGATATGTGAGTGTTCCGCCAATTGTAACATTACCAGTGAAAGAAGCACTCGTAGCAGTAAGAACTCCAGTAACTCTTAAACCAGCAGTAAATTCAGGAGCTCCTGTTCCTGCAGCATCAGCAAAGTTATCAGCACGAACTCTACCACCAGACTTACCAAGTGCAGGTAATGTTTGAGTGGTTCCGATACCAAGAATATTAGGAACAAATTCATCACCATCACCAACGATTAAGTCTGCATCTTCACTAACTTCAATCTCTGCATATTGCGTATATGCGACTATGGCAGTATCGGGAGGATCGATAGTAATTGTTGATGCGACACCGAGAACTTGATCGGTATAGTAAATCTTGTTAAGTGGACTTGTATTGTCAGAACTCAGTGCAGTTCCAAGTCCAGCAGGTAAGTTTGTAAGGTTGCTACCATCGCCTTCAAATGATGTTGCAGTGGCAACACCAGTAATTACAACACCGTTAGGGTTCGCTTGTGCTTTTACATTACCACCATCATCTTTCAGTGATGTAGCATCAATTCCAGTTAAGTTAGAACCATCACCAAAGTATGTTGTTGCTAATACGCCAGTGGAGTTAAACGTAACAATACCAACTCCATTACTGGAATAAGCAACAGATCCATCAGCAGGAGCGAAGAATCCAGTGTTAGAGTCGTTACCAAATGATAGTGATGGTGCCGCTACTGTTCCTGTCGAGAATGCAACACTAGTCAGTTGAGTAATAATACCAACGTTAAATGGTGCTGCGTCTACCCACTGTGCGCTATTATCATCTTGATAATAGATGAAGAGTCGTCCAAGTCCTGTGTTATACCACAGGTTACCAGCAGTGACAATACCAGTAAACGCATCTCCAGGTGTTGAACCAACGCCAATACTTGCACTACCACCACCACTTCCTCCACCACCTTGGAAGCTCAGAGTTACAATACCAACGGCAGAGTTGAATTGGGCAGTTGTAAATCCAGGGCCTCTAAACTCAAGGAAAGATACACCGTATCCAACCAATCCAAGAGATGTTCCAATACCAATTTGTCCTGCACCAACAAATTGAGCGGCAGTTACAACACCGCTAATATTTGCTCCACCACTAAATGTTGGGGTGTTTGATAATGTGGTGATATCTGCAGTGGCAATAGTTGCAGTGCCACTTACATTTACATCAGTACTATCAAGTGATGTAATTGTACTGATACCAGTAACTGTTATGCCATCATTGAATGATGTCAGTCCAACAAACGTTGGAACTGTTGCAATACCAGTAAGGGTTAAATTTCTACCACTAATTTCATCATATGAGATGTCAGCAAAAGTAGTAAAACCAGTGACTGTAAGTTGATCTACACTTACACCACCAAAGGTAGAGAACCCAGTAACATTTAAATTACCAAGATTTACATCACCCGCAGATGCTTCAAGCGTTGCAATCGTAGCAACACCTGTAATATTGATATCCGTTGCTGCAATTCCACCACGAACGTCTAAAGTGGAGCGAGGGCCAGTACTCGCAATACCAACTTTCTTACTACTAGCGTCCGCAACAATAAGATCAGAGTTAACCTCTAAGCCATTCTTGACGACAAAACTCTTATCTACTGCCATTTGGGTTCACTATCCCCCGTTAGATTTTTTATTATTTATAGTATCTAGAACTGATATCTTGTAGTATTAATCCATCTACCCTTATCAGGGGTGATACTTAAACTTCCAGGATTACTGTCAGTGTCACTACATGTTAAAGTATTGTCCGATAATGTTCTTGTATCTACATTACTTGTATCAGTAATATCATAAATTGATCCATCTTCAATATCTGCGGTTACAGTTGATGGTAAATCTCCACTAAAACCTGCAGCAGAACCAAATGTAATTGTAGAGGGGCCAAATCCACTTACTAATGTCATAACAACTTGAATATTTTCAGTTGATGTACGAGTCTGAGTAAAGGTAACTGTCTCTATCTCGTTTGCTAACTCAATTAAAAAATATCCACTACCTACGTTACCACCCGCTTGTGTCGAAATTATTTCTGGCCTTCCATTTGAATATCCTGATGCTCCGCCTCCACCACCCGTTTCAGATGCACCATCACCACCAATATAACCTGCTGCACCTCCACCTTGAGTTGATCCGCCAATTCCACCGTTGTTTCTATATCCCAGTCCTGCTTTGTAACCTCTTACAATAGAACCAGATCCATTGATTATTGATCCATCAGCAGCAGTTCTTGCCTGCGTAAGTTCTCCATTTTCAACATCAGAGCAAGGAGGAACTCCAAGTCTTCTATAATATCCTCCAATTGTACAACCGGAAATCTTACCACCTGTGCGTTCTCTATTTCCAGCACCTGTTGGAGTTTGAAGTCCTCCCTGGAAGTATCCACTTACAGTCGCAGCACCATCCTCTACTCTGGCTCCTCCACTTCCTCTTCCGGGCCCATCACCATCTCTTCCTGCTAGACTCATGCCACCGCCATTACCTCCTCTTCCTCTCTCTCCTGCACCACCGCCACCACCACATACTGCCATAATCGCTGCCTTATTATAGATATATGCTCCTGCTCCACCTCCTCCAAAGTCACTTCCATAATTTCCAGCGATTTTAAAAACAAATTCTTCATTTTTCTCCATTGTTATAACAAAGACGGAAACCCCTCCTTCACCACCTTTATAACCAAATCTATCTGCTCCTGAAGGAGCAGCAATTGTGATTTTTACTTTAACATCTTTTTCATCAGCCCATACAACATAAGATCTACCACCTAATAATACTCCAAGTCTAACAGGATCATTATTTTGCTGCCTTTCAAATAAATTATAAGATTCAGTCGGTGCAATAAGAGATGTAGAACCATAATTAAGTTGTTCCACTTTGATCATCTGTCTAGCATCAACCACTGTCAGAGTTGCATCATCTGAGGTAATAGGAGAATTTCCAGCAGTTGGATGAGATACAGTTACAGTGATTGTAGAATCACCAATCGTATCGCTTGAAATTGTAAGAGTGGGTGATTGAGCACCACTTACTGTATCACTGTTGGCCAATGGAGTTCCATCTTGATTCCACTGATATGAAACATCAGAACCATCTGAGGCAGATGCTACAACAGTGAAGGTTGCATCAACACCTTGAGCAACCTCATCATCAGTTGCTTGTGTGGTGATAGAAATTGTTGGATTTACTGTGACAATTACAGAACCGGCAGCATTACTATCTAAACGTTGATTCTCATTCGACGCCTTTCCTGTCGATCTTGCTATACCAGCGGTGATGGCACCAGACTCTGATTGATATGCGGATTCTGTGTAAGATGCACGAAGAAAAATTGATTTGCCAGTTTCAGATGGGTTTTGAAGATCCTGAATTGTTATCTCATTAGTTTGAGAACCACTTATTTTTCCAGATACATCTTCAGCAGCAATTCCATCAATATACCATTGATATGCTATTTCACCAGTATTTGTTACCCTTTCTCCAGGAATTGTTGTTGGATTGTGTTTGAATTCAGCAGTTGCTAAACCAGATAATGTGACATCATCTCCTGCATTTACGGTAACAGACTCTGGAGTTGAAGTGAACCTAAGATAAGGCCCATTCAAATCCAGTGTCGTATTTGTGCTATTGTAGAACGCTAATCCTATCATGCGAAGTTCTGTCCTCCAACTACGCCGAAGAGTGTTGATCCACCATCGAATGTCTTAAACGAATAGATATCCGATGTATTTGCTGATGTAGTAACAATAGGTAATACACCACCTGCGGGGAACTTAACATCAATGTCAGATCCACCATTGTCCTTAAAGGTAGCGATTCCAACAGAATATCCAGTGCTATCCTGAGTTATAAGTATTGAGAACGCAGTGGCACCTGAAGGAGGATTAAGAAGAGTGAACTGTGTCACTGCCTCATCAACAGTCAGGGTGAAGGATTGTGCAATAGACAAGTCAATGTTTACATTACCACCAGAGATGTCCAGTTCTTGAACATACTCAGAGTAAGTCTTGAACTTAGCAGATCCTTCAATGTCAACCTTTGCTCTAGGAGTTGCAGTTCCAAATCCAGTTTGATTACTAGAAGTAGAAAGTGCAGTGCCAACAACAATATTGGTTGCAGTAATAATACCAGTGCGTATCTCACCAGATGTACTATCTAGTTTATGAGATGCAGCAGTCATTACGCCGCTGACATTTACGTTAACAACATCAATTCTGCCATCGAAAATTGAGTTGTTTCTAACCTTCAGATCAGTTGTTCCCGTTCCTGTTGTTCCAAGATCAAGATTGAAGTGAGGAACTGTTGTACCGATACCGACATTAACAAGATTGTTAGGATAGATACCAGTACCTAATCCAGATGCAACACCACTCCAGAGACTGTCAGTCTGAAGATTAAAGAGTTCAGAACCATCACCAACAAATTTTGTAGCAGTAGCAACACCAGCAGAATTAATATTACCGCTGAAATATGCATCACCCTCAACTCTAAACTGGAAGGTGTTTGCGGAAGTACCAACACCTACTCTTCCTGCTGTATCAACAGAGAATTCAGTTGAACCATTTCCAACTTGTAAGACATTGTTTCCAGGAGTTGTGGTAGCAATGCCAACTGCATCAAAGATTCCAATACTCAGAGTCTTAGAAAGACTTACACTACCGAAACGATACCAATCATTATCTGTAGTATAAATCCAACCAACATAACCACCCTTAGCAGGATTAGCATTGTAAACTACATCACCAGGGTTACCCGAAAGTGAAGGTGTAGCAATACCAACTGTGTACTTTCTAGAAACAGTGGTGTCACCTTGTAAGAACAGAGAGTTGGACTCAATGCCTTTAGTTGAAGTAGAGGTAATCTTTTCGTTGAAAATTACAGGGCCGTCAAACTCAGAAACGATATTTCCTTCTGGGCCACCCTCAACTCTCAGTGAGCGACTGATTGATGCCTCAAGTGGAGTAAGAACATCAAATCCAACACTAACACCGCTGGTTGATACATCCTCACCAGTTACAGTGGGGATGGGAGCATCAAATACTTCCTCCTGTCCAGTAGCAGAACTTACCTTCTTATTGCCGACATAGAAGTCACCAGCATCATTCATACCGGTGTAAACATTTACACCACCATCATACTTCAGAGACTGAGAGATAAGTGCTTCTCTCGTCGTGAGAGATCTATCTTGCTTTTCAGGGAGAGCAGTAGAATAGTTACCAGGGCCGTAACCAACATATTCAAATGTATGTCCAGAAGCACGAATGATAGAGTTTCTTCTAAATTCGACAGGACGACAAGCGACTCTCTTAACTACGGCATTAATAGCGTGAGTGGTTGCTCTGGTTCCAAGAACACCTCTGAATACTGAAACAGGATTACCAGTCACAGTTGTCTTGACTCTGACGATTTCCTCATCAATCAACAGATAATCACCAATATTAATATCAGTATCAGTGACATTCAGAATATCAACATCAGTTGTTGATGCAGTAACAATTGAAGCTGAAATCGTTGTAGTGATACCAGCATAAGTGGTTTGCTGTCTACCACTCAGGTTTTCATTTTCAACTACAACATTACCACCAGCAGATGCATAACTGAATGGATATACTCTAATGGTTCCTGAAGGATCAGGTGCTGTGGTTCCAACACCAACGCTGATTTCAAATGAAGTTTGAGATTCAGTCTTCTTGATGATGTAATCACCTTGATAAAGTGACTGATCAATTCCACCGAGTTTGATTTTGTTATTAACTCTCAGTCCATGATTCTCAGTGGTGGTAACAACACCAACTCCAGTGACTCTATTGTAGTTAAAGGAACTTACATTCAGAGATCTACCATTTATTTGTACGGCAGCGGACGTAAGATCTGTAATACCGATACCAGATGCACCACCAACTGTTGCGGCAGATGCAACTTGAACCACTTTTGCAGCGCCAGCATTTACACCAGTGATTCTGTAAAGAGTATTATAAGGATAATTTGATTGTGGTTTAGCATTGACTAATTCAATTGTATCACCAGTGTTATCATGAATCTTAGTGACAGTTACGATACCAACAGAGTGAGGTGCAGTAGTTCCAACACCAACAATTTGCAGCGAATCACCAACTGAGTAAGCACTACCGCCGTCCATGATCTTGGCAGCGACAATGTTACCAGAAGAATTAACTTCCAGTCTCGCAGTTGCATTTTGTCCTTGAGTTGATGCAGCACCCGAAGAAACTAACTTAGCATTGTAAATATAACCAGCACTTCCGTTTCCATATCCAGCACCACTATCAGCGATACCAATATTAACAACACGATTCAGTCCGTGATCAATTGTGGAGAAGAATGTGTGAGCAGTGCCAGTACTGTTAGACTGAACTTCAGTAACACCAAAACCAATATTATAATCAAATACCTGAGCGTTAAGTGTTTCTTTCGTAATGCTACTCTGTAAATCATCACTTACAGTCTCACCAACAGGTGTAGCGAGAGCAAACGATGAAGATGCATTAGGATCACTCTTAGGATTATCTCTATTAGTCTGAGGATAGAGTTGTTGAATAGACTGAGAGAATCTTTCAGTAGAGAACGGAGATACTGTTGGAGAGTTTGAATTATTAACAATCAGCAGATGATAGATACCATCTTGCTCACCAGCAACATATCTTTGAACCTGCTGTGCGCGATATACTTGATAAGTTCCCTTTGTCCTTGTCTGAGTGAATGTAGGAAGACTTGTCGTTCTAGCAGATGTATCATTAGTAAATGCACCTGGGCCTGCAGAACTTACAAGAGATACAGTAAACTCTCTTGCACTTGTGATTCCCGTAACATTGAACTTACCATTAAATCCAGAGTTTGCAGTTCCTACTGGATTGTTCGCACTGACAATATTCTTAATCTCAACTTCAGATCCTATCTTCAGATCGTGAGGGAGTTCAGTTAAGATATTTGCAACATTGCCACTCCAACTTGCATTAGCAATGAATCTAAAGTTTCTCTGCTCGTCAGCATTGCTGAGAGTGACAGTTGTGGGACTAAAGTATGTTGCAACTTCAGTATCTGTAGCACCTGTGGTTGTGGAAGAATCTTGAAGGATATAACCATCAATTGGTGGACGTGCAGAAGAAATACCAGATCCTGCAGGAATAACATAACGTGCTCTATAAATCGTATCAATGACGTTTCTAGTGTCAGGTTTACGATTGATGAAAGTTCTAGGAGTTGCATCACCAAGAGATGTGGTTCCCAGTGAAACGAGAGTTGGAAAGATGCTATTATCAGAGGATGCAGTTCCAACAGTTACATACCATTGAGACTCTGTAGAGTCAAACTGAATAGGGTGTCCAATGTCACCAGCAGATTTATCAGATACTCTACTCTGAATTCTTAAAATACCACCCTTATTATTGATGGTGAGTGCATCACCATTAATTGAGTCATTGAGAGTTTTTGCAATCTTAATCTGATCTGTTCCTACACCAGATGTAATTGCAAAGTAAATCGTGTTTGAATCTAATCCATCAGGAAGATGTCCATTTTCAGCGATAACACGAATGCTCTCTCCAGATAATAAGTTGTGGGGACTATCAAGAGTAATTGTATTTGATGTAATACTATTGATTCCAGATGTTCTTCCAACTTTATGCTGTTTCTGGAAAGTATCCTGAGTTGAAGTTAACTCAGTATCAGGCATCACGATACGAGCCGAATAGTTGGTAGGAGTACCAGCACTATCAGGAATCAGAACATTAAGAGTATCATTCTCTTTTGCACCAATTCTATAACCTTCAATAACACTATCGGGTGCTACATCTTCATTGGTTTGATTATAAAGATACAGTCTACTTGTTGATGCAACACCAACTACAGTCTTTTCTACATCAATAGCATTGAATTCAATCGCACCTTCAGCAGTCTCAAGTTCTTTGGGCGGAATAATATGAGTGATATAACCTACATCATCTCTTGTAAATGCAGTATTCTTATATCCTTTAGATACAAGTGCTTTTGCACCAAAGTTAGAGTTAGAGTTGGTGACAGATAAGTCACCACCACTCTCGGTTACAAAGTGATTTGCATAACCGATGGCAAAACACGAAACGATCTGTATCACAGAATCGTTTGATGCCTTAATGTGGAAGTTTTCGTATTCAGGCTTGAAGACTGCAGAACTGTCTTCGTTGATGTTAGCGTTTCCAGCAAATGTTGAGTCTTTATACTCTCCACTTGTACGATTATACTTTACGAATGCGTTGGCATCTTTCTGAAGTCCAATACCCGTAAACTGGGCAACAACCATGGACTTGAATCCCAATGCCTTGCTGCCATCAGCGTGCATACCGCACATACCGAAGACAGAACGCAGAGAGATGTTAAAGATATAAGGAGACGCAGAGGTAACTGTATCAGACTGCAGATCAACCTGAGAACCTGTTACAGTGGGAAGTGCATCAGAAGGAGCGTTGGATACACTATACTTAAATTGTGTTGTTCCTTCAACACTGGACGCTAATACATCACTTACAACAAACTGTCCATTATATGCGTCTGTGCCTACATTAGATACCTTAAATGGGGTGTCTACATCCAGTCCAAACAGAGCACTTTCAAGAGTTACCGTAACTTCTGTCGTAGCGGTGACACCATCACCTGCCTTGATACTTGTAATTCCAATTGCACCACTCTTAGGGCCTACAATACGGAATTCATCAATCTTGGGTTGAATATCAAGTCCTGCATCAGGATAATCTGGTTGAATCTCTCTACCAGAGGAAGCACCATACGCTAAACCAACCTTTTCATAGAACATGTCAAGATCAGTTCTACCACCATCAAAATCACTGATAAACGCATCATTGATCTTAACGTCATTTACACCATCAGCGTACTCAAAGCAAGTGAGTTTATGGTGTGAGAAGTTAGGTACGAAAGTATTAGTTGTATAATCCTTATATACTACGCCATTAGGATCACCATCAAACAGAGAGAACTGCCATGCGTAGCAAGTTCCTGTAACTCTGAAAATAGCAGATCTTTCTACGTTTACATTTTCTGGATCTGGAATATATTTCGGACGAATTCTAGTTTTACGAAGATCTAAACCTACCAGAGAAGTTCCTCTAGGTAGAATAACTCCACCATGAACACTGTTAAGTTTATATAGTGCGTTGTCGTCGGTTGTGAGATCAAAATTAGTGGTAAGAGAGAATGAGGGGAAGTCAGAAGATGTGAGTCCGTTTCTTAGTTTGAAATTATTTGCACCGTCAGGAATCCATCCAGGACGGTTATCAACAATATGCTCACCAGGATATAATAGAATTGTAGTCTTACTAAATCTATCGTTATCTAATCCACTCTGATATGAAAATCTAGCTGCTTCAATCAGTGCCCTTTGAATAGTTTTAAAAGGACGTGCTAATGAATTTCCCTGATTCTCGATAGAATCTGTGGCGTCTAAATCGTTAGGATTAACGTAGAGAATGTTGCCACGCGCATTCTTTAAAAAATTATCTAGACGACTGAGAGGCATCTTACTAACGCACTATTTCTGTTGTTAGTTATTTATCATTATCTAATCAAGCCCCCGAACGGATTTGAACCGATGGCCTACGCTTTACAAAAGCGTTGCTCTACCGCTGAGCTACAGGGGCAATAGGAATGGGGAGACTTGAACTCCCACGGGCATAATGCCCAACTGATTTTAAGTCAGGTGCGTCTACCGATTCCGCCACACTCCCAAAAAATCACTCCTTCCAGGTGGGAGGGTGAAATCTACAATATTCATTGAATGTAATCTTCATCTCCTTATTAGTCAGATTAGCATTCTTCGCTGCTTTCGGCAAATTCCATTTCGCAGCGAATAACATTTCCATAGACTGACGGGTTTCTGCTCTCATACTCGTAACACTTAAGAATTTCTTCGTAAAACCCTACAGGGTAAATTTTTGCCGGGATTTTTTTTGGGGCTTTTTTGGAATTAAAGCTCATTTTTCCCTCAGAGAGGATTGGAATACGCAATGGTATTTTCGGGTGCGGTAGCACGAACAAAGGACAACACGTTCATGAACTCATCCATTGTCGTGCAGTCCACCACCTTCTCATCACCCTCGTTGGAGTAAAGATAAAAGTTGCGGGCAGAAGGATCGATGACGACTCGGGTGAGAAATTCGTCTTGCATTGGTGTTCCCTTGATTACCCACATATTATAGAGCACTCAGGCATCCTTGTCAAGCAACTCACCGATGATTATGTAGTAGCAATCGACAGGTAACCCGTTGGTATCCAGAGTAATCTCTCTACCCTGACGACGCTTGACACGAAGATCTTGATTTGCTCCTACCTGTGTCAAGTGAATGGTAATGGAGTCCATATCAATATCCTCTTCCCATGATTCTGGGATGATAATTTCCTTTTTAGTTGTTCTGCCGTGCAGAAATTCAAAGTTTGGTTCAATCATTGTACGACATCCGATACTGTAGTGTTATTAATAAGAACTTGTAGTGATTCAAGTTCATCCATTTCCTCATTTAATTGTCCTAGAATTTTTCTTGTGCCATGTATTCCAAGTTGAATACGATTTCTCTCAGTTCTCAATGCGTTATTACTTTGTTCTAATATAACGTTGTCACTATTTTGTGCTGTCAGTGCAGTCTCTTTAGTGCTTGAAATACCTAAAGCATTTGTAATTTGATTCTCAATATCGCTAGAACAATTAGATAGAGAAGTATAATTACCCGTAAGATCGGTAACAGTTATTCTATCTCCTTCAGTAGCTCTTGTTAATCCATCGACAGGAGCGTGTCCAAAACCAATTCTATAAAACTTTTGTCCTGCTCCTACTTCTGGTTCAACTTTTCCACCATGTTCGAGTGGTAGAAATTTCAACGCTGAATTCCACGTTGCAAATTTTACATTGACACCTGAGTTATCAATGTAAGCAGATATACCCGTACCTAATGTGCTGGTGTTTGCAATACTAATAGTTTGTGGTGTGAAAGGATCTTGATTAAAAGGAATGTCATATCGTTTTCTACCACCAAATCTAAATGCAATAGGATCGTCCAGTGCTCTAAACTCCACAAACGAACCGTCAGATTCTGGAGCAGAGGCAGGAGCACCACAATTAGTATCCATTGATAAAATATTAACTGTGACAGCAGTGCTACCAATACCTGATGATGGAATAGAACGGATGTCCTTTAAAGCCGTTGAGATTCCCACAATTTTTGCATTATTAGGAAAGATAGCAGTTTTTCCTGCACTAACGACAATTTGTCCAACACCAAAAGTTAAACCAGATCCCACTGGTTGCATCACAGTTACTTCCGTAGATCCAATACTACAAGTACCGATGAACTCACCAATTAATGTGTCGCCAATATCTTTATCATAAGGTTCTGAATATATTTTCAATCCATATCTGTTTCTTCTATCAAATCCAAAGTATGGGTTATTTACAAAATCATTTATCTCCTCAATTTCATTTCCATAAGTTTGACTAGCGGGATAATAAGTTACAATACCAGTAACACCCACATATGCAACCGTGCTACCAATACCTGCATTTGAGTCAATATTAGTGTCGGTTAAACTATATCCTCCGGGGTTAAGTCTAGTACATTCTAATGTGTACTCATCATCTTCAATCCCTGACGTAAAATCAACAATTCTCCAAAATAAATCACTTTTACAATCACTGGCAATTGCTGCATCATATGCCTCACTTACCGCATCAAATGATTTATTAACAACATCAAGGCGGTTCAAAAGTTCTAGTTCAATCCTAACAATACCTTCATCATACAAAGATTTTTGATCGTCAAACTCAACAATCTGATCTTGAAGTTTCTCGATGTTCATTACTTTGAAATCGATATCTTCTTGTGCTCTATTTACAAGTTCTGTAGATAACATTATTCTCTCACGTCGTAAGTGTATCCAGCGATAGAATGATCGGATTGATCACCTGGGTAGTCAGCAGGGGAGTTTCCTTCATATTCTACAATCATCTCACCAAGTCTGTCTGCCCATACCTGATAGAAGCATTTAACATTAGTGAGGTGATCACCCGTTACAATAATTCTATCTTCTTGTATATCTTTTACATACAAGTTATCTTTTCTCCCAAATGGAGTAAGATGTACAGATATTGTATCATAATCTATCAAACCTTTCCAGTAGTCTGGCAATTTAATGATGTGTTCTCCATCAAGTTTACCTCTGACATAAACAGCACTCTCTGGCCCTTCAACACAGGTATGTCTTAGACGCCAACCCTCTTTATTAGGATGCTGAATGTCAAAGTTCTTCTTAGCAGCAAGAACATTACCACCCGTATCGGAAACGGTAAAAGCAACTGCAGGCCCTGATGTTACGGTGGGGCCAACTAAGGCCTTTGCAGATGCTCTAACTTCAGCGCCAGACTGTGCTTCAACACCAGTTTTTACCTCTGCCCCCGTTTCAATCTTGACACCAATTTTCTTCATCAAAGAAATAATATTGATATCAAGTGGTGATACTGTTTTCTTTGATACCGCATTGATTTCAAGCACAATGGTTGTTGCCATCGTGATTCCCACAGGGCCTAAAGGATCACCAATCACCACATCAATAGGAGTTGATGCCGGAGGGGGAAGTCCTCTAATATGAACAATTGAGGGTGCTTTAAATGCAAGCGGATTGGTGACAGGATCAGGACGTGTTACCTGAAGAGAGGCAGTGTGAAGAGGGAATAAAGCAGAACTTCCAACTAAAACGCTACCATTAAAATATCCAGTGCCAGGAATGGCGGCCGCCCCTGCCAAATAAGCAGCACATGGAACAGGAGCTACACCTTGAGGAGAGTAGTTTACCTGTAATTGTTTACCAACTAATACGTCTGATACTTCCATTTTTATTTAAGTAAACTCTCAATTAGTTTTGCAAGTCCTTCACCAAATTGAATGATTGTGTTGGCACCAGAACCCGTAATACCTGAAATGGGTGATACATCAGGTGCTTCAACAACTTTAAAGTCTCCAGAGGAAACTTTAACTTCACCACCAGTGTTTAAATTAATTTTAGTCTCGGCTGCCATACCGATTCTATCATTAGCATTTATCTTTAGTTCACCAGTTCTCATATCAATAGCACTATTTGAATGTATATTTACGAATCCAGTGGTTGTGCCATTGCCTTCAGAGATAAGATCAATATCTCTTGCCATTATTCTTATTCTACCCCTTGGAGCATATAAAATAATATCACCGTTCTCAGCGTATGTAATGGCAGAGACACCATCAACAGGTTTTTCACCACACCTAACATTATATACAGATGGTGCAGACACATTGATAGCACCATCTAAAGTGCCACTCATTTGAAGTCCAATGTATTGCGCTCTCTTGAATGTCGAAGGAAAAATACGGCGAATCATAATCGCCATTTTATTATTTCTTTTATCAACAGTATCTAATACCAACTCACCAGTGGTATTGCCAAACCTATTATAATCTGGACAAGTATTTTCTGCCATTATACCTTACCAACACAATCGATTACTTGCAGAGTTGGGGTGCCAAAAGGAACCACAAATCCAGAATCATTAGGATTAATAAATCTAAGAACCGGTTTCAAATCTGCATTAAATCCTGTTTCAGTATTTATTCTAAGAGACGGAAGTGTTGTAAAACCAATACCAGGATTAGTGATATTAGCGCCAATAATTTGTCCATTTCTGATAATTAAATCAGCAGATCCATTAGTTCCATCACCTATTAAAAGTTGATCTCCATCATTATAACCAAATCCAGGATTTGATACAAAAATGGAACCTATCGTACTTACAACTTCTTGTCCATCAGTCTGTGTTGATGTAGGAGGTTCATTAGGATCTTCAGGTGTGCCAGGAGGACATCCAGGTGCAGTGAAAGTCACATAAAATTCAGGAATCTTACCCCAGTTTGGATCAAGTAATTTCTCTCTCATTTTTCTTCCTACTCTAAGGAAGAATTTATTTTCTAAGAAGAATCTGATATCCTGTTCCGTATAACCCTCAGCAAATGCTCTTTGTGCATCGACTTCAAATCCAAACTGATGCCTAATGCCAGTCTCATATGTTTTACCAAAAGAATAATCAAAAGATGTCATGTCCTTTAATTTGGGATTGACACCTGTGATGATACAACCAGGAATCATATCCTCAGTAAAGTTTTCATCAATAACAATTGTTGCTTGTCCAGGTAAAGTAACTTCATCACCATAATAAACCCTAACAGTTTGTCCTAAACTGTAAGGAATATCCCATCTGTAATCTGCTCTGTGAACAGAGGTTTGACATCTGTTTGCCCATACTCTTCCCCCTCCACCTTTATCGCCATAGGGGAATGCTTCATAACCATATCCTGGATCGGTTATGACTACATCAATAATTCCTGTTCCATCATCACCAGGCCCTGTTCCATCACCACCACCATCATCACCAGTCCCTGTTCCATCATCACCAGGCCCTGTTCCATCACCACCACCATCATCACCAGTCCCTGTTCCATCATCACCAGTCCCACCACCTCCTGGATCTCCATCAATAGGACTTCCATCACCACCACCATCATCACCAGTCCCACCACCAGTTCCGGTTTCAATAGGACCTATGATTACTGTGCCTGTTCCACCTTGTCCATTGCCGCAGGCATCTACAAATTCTACAAAAGGTGCTGATGTATAGTTTCCTGAATTTAATATTTGAACGCCAAGAATTTCTCCTGCAGTATTGATGACTGCGTTGGCGGCACCACCAAAACCATTACCACCAAAGAACTGTACATTTGGAGGCCCACAATTAACAGCACCTGTGTCACATGATCCATCAAGAACATTTTGCCAGATTGTCCCAGCATTAATATCACCAAGTGGTTCAAATACTGAACCATCAGCATTTGTGAAATTCCAATCATCGACTAGTTCATCAAATGTTGCAGTGACACTACCAACAGTGCTCGCTGCTGATGATGCCATGTTTTTTGCTTTATTAAAAACCTGTCCAAAATCCAACGGTTCCAAAGAGGAACTTGAACCGCTAAGAAAATCCCAGTTATCGGTTGAAGGACATATATTTTCAACAGGACATCTTATAATATCAATTATATCAATTGCAAAATCTATAAGTTCACTAGTAAAATCAATAATATCACCAATAAGTCCACTTAAAGGCCCTAAAATAGAATTGATAAGTCCAGTTATTCTACCAATAATTTCACCAATTATTCCCCCAAGAATATTTTCAACTAAACATGAGGCAGCGTTAAGAATTCTGTCTATGATAGACTTTAAAATATTTCCTACTAGATTTTCTAAACCAAGTAGAATTCTGTAAAACAAACAAGACAATGCGGAAAGAGCTTTGTCTTTGGTTTCATTTACAATGTATCTGGTGCTTAGAGGTACATTACCAATGAACTGGTTTACACCAGATGAAACTTTTCTTATCACCCATTTCCTCATCTCCTGCATCAGAGCAGCAATAATTTGTGAAATATCTTGAGCGGCATTACCTATAGATATTTCATATTCTTCACCACCGATACCTATTCCACTTGCTACATTAAAATTCTGTACATCATTTAAAAAATTTTGTGATGTTTGGAGAAAACTATCTTCACCCAATAAACCAGTTCTGAGTTCCTCAATCTGTTTTATTAATCGATCAATAGCATCATTTACACCAGCAGTATTTACAGGAGCACATGCCTTGGGCATGGTTGGTGTTTTGGTGTTTAATGGTTTTGCTTCCTTGTCTGAAAATTTAGAAGTTTTCTGTGTTCCAAATAATTCGTTTGTTGTTGGGTTTGTTGTAACTGAGGTATCGGGCACAACAGATTGCCCCGGTATAAAACCACTTAATGCCGCTACGCCCTGAGCTTGATTTCTACCGTCTTCCAATAAGTTCCTAACAAAATTAGGGACTACTGCTTCTATTTGATATGTGCCACTATTGGGATCTTTAGATACATAAACGAATGTATTCGGTGTATATCTAATAATACCTACATTCTGTGCTCCCAATCCACTATTAAGTTGAAGCGGATATGCAAGAGGTAATCTATTTTCGGGTTTATCGGGGGGATCCTCACCTAATATTCTAATTCTGTATCGCTGAGCAACAACATCACCCCCCTGATTAGCACCATGTACGGCACTATCTTGCGTCTCCTCCTGAGCAGTCGTACCTACGATTACAGCAATCTTTCTGTAATGTTCAGCAAAACCTTTTGCTATTTGTAGTGATTCGTATCTGCTCGAAAGTCCCATCTATCAATTGTCGTGTGTTTTACACTCGGGTGCGCCAGGTTCCATTTCGCAATAGAGTTCAAGTGCAGTAGGATCATGGTGATCTCCTGCTTCAATTTCTTCCTTATGATTTTCAACGTAAACTTCAAGTTCGTGAAGTTCTTCTTCGATGTGACGGCGTTGTTGTGGAGACGTTGTGGGATTCTCAAGAATCTCCTTGTCCGTTTGGATGTGCTTTTCTACGCTTTCCATTAGTTTTTAACTCCGTAAGAATCTCGTACTAAATTTAAACCGGTGAACGCCTGTGTTGGCGTACTGTAATGACACAAATCCGCTATCATATATATGCCACTATCCTTGGGGCTCCTTGACTGACTCTTCTTTTGTGAAGTTTCAGGGAATTTACAGAACACCAGATCACCAGCACTCAATGATAGATCTGCATCAATCACTATATTAAGTGATGAACTGAACTTTTGCCTATAATTTTGTAGTGATTGTAGCGATGTCCTGACAATATCAAAACTATTGTCACCTATGTCAGCTATGTCTCCACCTGGAATAATTTTTTGTCCATCATCTTTTGTTTGATGTAACTCAGCAGTTGTTTTATCTCTGTACTCTTTACTTATAATTGGAAGATTATTTCCTGCAATAATTCCATTTCCTTCTGATGGGGATGTTCTTTCTATCTCTTGAAATCTATCAGCATTTCCAAGTGGATTAAACAAATCAAGTTCGGTGTTATAAGCACCCTCTTCAAACTGTTTAAGCATATCATTAATCAATACAAAACTAGACTTCAAAATTTTACCGCTGAAACCAGGACTTACGCGATTATCTGCAAATCCTGTCTCCTCAAATTTCTTGATAGTCTTCCCTTTTGTATCAAATATTTTATCAAGAGACTTAAACTTATATCCAGTTGAAGTTTCCCAGAACAAATATCCTGCACTATCAATACCCTCAGGAACTGATACCTTTTGAACATCAAGACACATTTCAAAAGGATATCTATTATCACCATTAAATTGAATCTCATTCTCTGATGATTCTGAAGAAAGAATTTTCTCAGTTCCTAAATTTCTTAATGCTTGAGTGATCAGGACATCTGCTTTTCCAATATAACTATCAGTCATTCTCCTTTCACTAAGGCAATTATCATATGCCTCTTTTGATACCACTCTAATTGAACAAGATGAATCCCTTACACCCTTTCCTGCAAAGACAGTTTTACCAACTCGTAAATCATTATCACCCGACAGATCAATCTGATTACCAAATTGATCTTCTAGTTTAAGTTTGAACTTTTCAGTACCTTGTAGTTTGATTGACTCTAATATACCTACAGTGCCCTTAGAACCATCATTAGATTTAGTTGCGGTGCCACTATCAATAATCGTCATATCAACTGTAATATAAGGACACAGCACACTCTCGCGGTATTCAAGAATGGGAACACCTGCTCTGAGATCAACAGAGTCATCATTCTCATTAGAGAAAACTTCTAGTATTCTATGGTTGAGAGACTTTCCTTGCATTATGCTGATACTTCTACTGGTTGAATCGCTATAACAACTTCTCTAGATTTAATCATACCTTGACTACCATATGTAGTGGGGCCATCTAAACCATCAGACATATTTCTATTTACACTCGCTACTATAGACGGTTTTGATACACTACTCTGCGATCCAAATTGTCTTTGAATTACTTCAAGTTGTTTTAATTCTTCTGAAGAATAATCTCCAGGAATCAACATTCCAGGTTCGATTTGCTGATCTGGTTTTGAATCAACAACAGTTGGAATTTCTGGTTTAATTTTAGGAGAAATAACTTTTGGTTTCTCAGATCCAATTTTTCCTAGACTGAAAATATTGATATATTTTAATATTGCATTTGCCATATCTCTTTTTCTTTGCCCAATACCAAAAATATCGTTTGATGATTTTGAATCTCTCTCAAGTTTTTTAAGAACTTTTTTTCTTTTATCTTCAGGAAGTTTAATAATTTTTGTAGCAGTCAATTGAGCAATTCTATCAGGATCAATCAAACCAAGATATGCTAGGAGTTCAAAATCTTCATTATAAGGAAGAATCGAACTAATATATTTTCCTAATAATTTTGCACCTACATCAAGTCCCACTCCAATCCCAAATGAACCAAGATTTTTTAAGAAGTTTTTGGGACTAAGTAGTTGCTCTTTAAGAACTTTACCTGCATCAAATCTAAAATCCAATCCTTTTGTTAGAGTTTGAAGTCTCTTTGCATTTACATCAAAAGTTCTTTGTAACTTTCTGCTCAACACTTGTAAATTTTGAGGAATTGTGAGAGGTTGTTGAGCAGGAGGAATCGTAGGTGCGCGGAACCCTGGGCCTCTTAAAATTCCCTCTGGAGTTCTGTTTACTGGTTTTGGAAATGCTTGTGATGCATCAGGAACATTGAATACTCTATCTGCTAAACCTTTTTTCTTTAAAATTTCATAAGCAGCCTTTCTTTCATTAAAAGATTCACCTTCAATATCATTCACAATTTTAAGGAGATCGCTATTGCTAAATCCTAACTTTTTATATGTCTTAATTAAATTAGCGATATCACTACCAATCGCTTTACCAAGTAGTTGAGTAGGGGTATCAGGAATGAATTGTTTTGGCCCAATTGGTTTACTATATTGCTGTTTGTCTATTTTAATCTTTGATTTTCCCTCAAGCACATCATTAATCGCTTTATTGATGTCATCAAAGGGCATTCCTCCTCTTCCTGGCACTCCCTTTCCAGCACCAACACTTACCCTCTGAGGTTGTGCTTGTTTCAGTACCCTAGGTTCTGCTGCCTTTGCTCTTTCTGCCGCTCTTACTTTGAAACGTGTTGGTTTAAAAACTCTTTTAATTATAGGTTGCTCAGCAGGTGTCTTGACAGGAGTTTTAACAGCAGATGCTTTTGCTGGTGGTGCCCCTCCAGGCGGTGTTGGTTTTGGCCTTTGTAAACCCACCATTCTATATCCAAGGGCAAGTATGCCCATCATAACAGTGTCAAGAGTATCACTTAATTCATTGTACGGATTCATATTAATTACGAAATCCGAAATATCTTCAAAAGTTTCTTTAATATCAGTCGCCAATTCAACTATATCTTCCCAAAGAGGAACTAGTACCTCATCAAAAAATTTCTTTGCTCGAGCTGCAAATTCTTTTATCTTTTCAATAATATTTTTTGCAAAGGCAGCAATCTTGTCAAGATTTTTTACAAAGACACCAAGAAGAGTAAATCCAGCGAAACGGATCACGGTGTCTAAAATATTGCCACCAGGTTTTATTTTTTCTACTGCTTTGGCACCAACAGAACTGAAAAATTTTTTACTTTCAATTCTTGCTTCTCTTAATTCTTTATTTGCTGCTTGATCTTTTTTCTTTTTGTCACTAAATCTTTTGCTTCTAATAGCAAAATTTTTCTTATATGTATCAACAACCGATGTGAACTCAGTGAGTTTTATCATGATACTAAGTCCTCAATACCCAATGCTTTACCTACCAGTCCTCTCATCTTGACACCAGAGGAAATTTTGAAAGTGGGAATATCATTATCTACCTGAGTGCTCGGTTGTTGTGCCGTTTGTTTCACTGCAGGCAAAACAATAATCTTAGATGAAGTAGGAGCGTTAGGTGTATCAATTCCAAGAAATTGTCGAATAGGTTTAAAAATAAAATCAAGATCAACTCCACTAAAGCGGTTATCTTCTTTCCTATTTGCAATCATTAGATCTATCAGATCCTTCCTTACTGCCTGTGCCCTATCATTAGAGTCAAAACCAGGACCCATACTTTCACCAACACTATATGATGGTATGACATCATCCTTATTAGAAGCAGTTTCTAATTTAGTATCGTCTTCTTTTTTTGTAATTTTGCTACCCAAGTATTTTAATTCCTGAGGTAAAAATTCATTATAGTATTGTCCCCTTTGTTGTATATGATTATACCCACCATTAATAGATTTTGTGACTGCTCTAAGATCTCCTCTCGCTAATGCACCTTTGTCAACATTCTCTTCCATAAAAGCAAAGGATGCCCTTGCTCCTATTTCTGGATCAAGCAGTAAATCGGGGTTATTTACTAAGTCTACACCAATCTTATTTCCAAAATGTCTATAGTTATCTTTACCAGTTAGTTGAATAAATCCTCTGCCTCTATACTTATATCCCTCACCTTCATTACCCATATAAGGCCCGTACATGTAGTCAAAGAATGCTTTATCATTCATTTTTAACTTATTCAGTTCATCATCAGACATATCAATCTTTGGCCCATTAGGTGGTCCAAATATTGATCTGATGTGAGCTGCAGAACTTTGTGAGTGTCCTCGTTCAGCGACATTTTGGAAACCACTTTCTGCTTTAAATTGAGCAAGATACATTGCTCTTGTTTTTGCATCGGTGATTCCTCTTCTATCCATTTCATCTCTAAGAGCTTGTACTACTCCTCCTCCACTATAACCGGAAACTAATCCAAACTTAGGACGATTAGTTCCACCACCCGCTTTATTCATGGCCATCATGGTGTCTGCACCAAACATATTGACGGCACCACGACTCATGACAAACTCACCTGGTGTCAACATCGCTGGAACTGTATCAGTTCCCATAGGCATCATCAATCCCCCCGCTGCAAACATTGGAATTAACATAGGAATTCCACCGGGGCCAGTTCTAGGTAAAGGAACAGTCTGTCCAGGCGTGTTGAACGTGCCAGGACTAGATGGTAGTCCTTTCTGTTGTTCAGGGGTGGCAAAATACTGTCCAAGAAATGGGAATCTCACTAACAAATTTTTAAAGTCCTCTAAAAACTTTTTAACTTGATCTACAGTACCTCTAAACCAATCAATAACTCCCTGAATCTTTTCTCTTGCCTCACGTAATTTTTCAGGAATTGATCTAATAAAATTCTGAGCATCTTCTATATATTTTTTATTTTTAGGATTACCAAGAAATTCTGCAACAAACTTTACTAATTGTCCCAAAACGGTAAATCCTAAAAATCTTAAAATAGTGTCAAAAATATCTTGAATTTTTTTAACTGATTTTTTGATAACACCAGAATTGGCAAATAGTTTTTTACCTTCAATTCTTTTTTCTCTTTTTTCGCGCTTTACCTTAGCGTCTTTTTTTCTATCATAATCTTGTTCTTTCTTTTCTAATTCATTATCTGCCTTAATGACAGTAATAAGTTCATCAAGTTTTTCAATTAACTCTTTACTGGTATCCTCATCTTTAGGAATAAGTTTATATGGCTCAATCTTGACAACAACAGGAGGAGCACTAGGCAATCCAGGTGCTTGATATCTTTGCCCCTTCAAAGGGTTTGTAAAAGTTTTTCTTTTCAAAAACTTTTCAGTATCTATCTTCGCTCCTTTAGAGTCATCTTCTTCTCTGATTGACTTTAAAAGATCGTCTAGATTCATTACCCTTGCTGCTGTTGCATCTTAAGTTTCTCTTCTTCCAAATGAGATCTTAGGAGTTCAACATAAACGTCTCTCTCCCAAGGCATCATGTTTTCTATCTCTGTTAATGAGTATTTATGGAACTGAATCAAAGAAAAATTTAACTTATAGTAACTCTCCAAATTCATATGGGAGAGTGCTACGCGAAAAAACTTGCCAGTCCCTCCAGAGTTACTTTACTTTTCTTTTTAGTTTTAGGATTAATTACCTGAACTTCATGAGACAGTTTAGGCATCGTAGAAAAGAATGACTCAATATCTTTAAACTGAGCAGAGTTCATCTGCTCCAAAAATTCTGTGACTTCTTTTTTTGTAAAGTCATCAGTTGTCCATGCTTCGTCTGCAGAATATACCTTATCAATACAAGACGCAATCAATTCAAACGACTGATCTACTTGACTATCCTTTGAGAATTCAAAGTTACTCTTAACAAATTGATCAAGTGATGGATACTTCATTTCCATCATCAAATTGTCATCAATTTTAATTTGATTGGAGTGATTCTTATCTTTGGTTACCTTGATATCATCAATATTAATCTGCACTTCAGCATAAGTCTCTCCATCATCAGGACAAAGGACACTTACCTCAATGTCTTCACCGACAGATTTACCTCGAATATTCAGGAACAGATATTCGATATCAAAAGTAGGAAGAGACTCCACTTTGACACCGCGAGTCTGAATACAATCCTTGAGGACTGCTTTAATAGCATTAGTGATTTCTTTTGAGTCGTCACTCTCAAGTGCAAGAACTAATAACTTTTCTTCTTTAACAAGGAAAGGACGAAACTTGATTGTTTTTCCAGTCGAAGGCAACTCCAACTCGTAAGTTGGTGTTGAAATTTTTGGTAAAGGCATGATATGTTATTCAGTATGAGTATTTATCTCTCTCCGCTAATTATATAGCGTGAGAAGTTAAAGTTTACAGTGCAAAGAAGTATTTGTGATGCGTCATAATTGACTGGCATCTGATTGATTGAGATAGGATATGCATTGACAAATTTATATTGCAAATCCCTTCCTTTGTAATCTCTTTCAAATTTTCTAATAAAAATTTCACTCTTATATTCATTAGGAAAGTTTACTCTATAATTGTAACTATCTCTTGCATCTCCTGATCCATCCTCATTTACAATAAAAGAAATCCAGTTCTCAAAGAAGTGAATTATATCATACTTTTCATCTACATAAAAAGTGAATGATGAAGTTGTATCATATTGTCTTCTATAAGCGTGCCTCTCAGTTACACCAGTATGATCATTATCAAGAGTATGAGTTGCTAAAGAACTTCCAGGAAGTGCTGCTTCTCTACAAGATAGAGTTACTTTTTCATCTACAGTATAATTATATCCACTACCAAGATCAAATCCTCTTCTTCTATTCATCCAAGAACGAACAGCAGGAGGTGGATTGAAGTGACACTCATATGTTGAAGTAAGAGAAGGATTCAATATGTTTGCCTTTAAATCAGCAACATTCCTTGCTCTTGGTTTTGGCGTTGCCATCTAAATAGTTTTTACCGTATATATTATGTATGGGAGTTAGCAAGAAAAGTATTTACCGTCCCACTAATCCACAGAAATACAAAGGTAATGTAAACAATATAATATGTCGTAGTAACTGGGAGAGACAGTTCTGCGTGTGGTGTGACAAGACTGATGCTATTCTTGAGTGGGGAAGTGAAGAGTTTTTTATCCCATATCTTTCACCAGTTGACAGGAGAGTTCATCGTTACTTCCCAGATTTTATTATCAAAGTGAGAGAAAGCAGTGGTGAAGTGAAGACTTATGTTATTGAAGTAAAACCTAAGAGAGAAACTACTCCACCTACTGTTGGTAGAAAGCAAAGAAAGACATTAATTAGAGAGAGCACAACCTACGCTATCAATCAAGCAAAGTGGAAAGCGGCTCGTGAGTGGTGTGCAGACAGAAGAATCGAATTCAAGATCATCACCGAAGACGAATTAGGTATCCGAACTTATGGCAAGAAGAGCTAGACGTAGAAGATCAGGTGGCCCTTCTTATGAAGAGGTATTAGCACAGATTGATGCTAAAGAAGCAGAGAAAAAATTAAAGCGAGAAGAAAAACAATCTGCTGATGAATTTCAATTTGAAGAACAAGTAGGTGACAATCGTATCGAACCTGTCAAGGATTCCATAAGAGACATAGGTGATCCTGAGGATATGATGGTTGAAATTATGAGTGTTCTAAATGAAACTGTAATCATTCCTGATCCTGGTGAAGTATACACCTATGTCTACAATGCCAAGACACCAAAACTTAAATACGATCAGCACCCTCTAGTTGCTGTGTCTGGTGTGTACCAGTGGGGGTTCAGTGGACTAAACTTTCACTGGAATGAAGTAAGAAACTACACTTGGAATGAGATACCAGGCAGACTGCACCTTGTTAGAGCGAGTGAACTTCAATCTCTTCTTGATATACCCTACGCATATTATCTCACCAACCTCTGATAAATAGAAAAAAGTTCTGACTATAATGTCTGCACAAGAAGCTACGAGTGAAATTACAATAAAAAATGTAGACGGTTCTGATAGTCAATTTAGAACTATTACTACGCATGAAAATGGAAAGATAGAAAAAACCGTTATTCAACAATCTATTAGTGAGGATGAATATAACAAATTAGATAGTAAATTACAAGGTGGATCGTCTAATGGTGTCTTTTTTCAAAAAATAAGGACAGATGTTCGAGATGGCGCACGAACATACACACCTAATGCATCTAGAGCAGTTCAAAAATTATTAGAGGATCCAAAAACAAAATTTAAAAGAACATTAGATGAAGCATCAGTTGAGGCTGTTCAATTACAAGATCCAAATTTAAAAACCTATGCTTTATATGCTCAATATCCCAGTCTTGAAAATATTGCATTAGATCCAGACACTCTAACCCCATCGGGAAGTGGAGATGCTCCTGTCGGTGAGGGATTTGGTGCAGAAAATACAAACTTTCAATTAGAATCTTTTGAAGTTGCTGCCAAAAACAGAAAAGATAATTATGGAAATTTATATTATCCAGAAGACATTACAACAAATAAACAAGATAGAGTTGTTTTTAAAATGTTCTACCAGTCAGGTAGAGATTTAAATTTTTCTCTAGAGAGAGGTGATAATCTCTTCACTTTTGGAGAGAGAAAAATATCTAACACTCTTGGAACCGTTACACTTCCTATTCAAAGTGGAATTCGAGACGAAAATTCAGTCTCATATCAAGAAGGAACCTTGAACCCCGTTATCGGTGCTCTTGCGTCTGTTTCATTAGATCCCGTTACAGCATTCTCACAAGCTGCATCTCTTCTTAATAAAGATGTTGATGAAATACAAGATGCTCTCAATACTCCTGCATCTCAAAATGTAATTAATGTGTTAAGAACATATCTTGCACAAAGTGCGGTTGGAGCAGAAGGATTGATACCCAGAACAACAGGAGCAATTCTTAATCCAAATATAGAGTTGTTACTTAAAGCACCAAACTTAAGATCATTTACATTTAATTTTAGAATGAGTGCCAGAAGTAGAACAGAGGCACAACAAATTAGGAAGATTATCAGATTCTTTAAACAGGGAATGAGTGTTAAGAGATCTACTTCTTCTCTCTTTATACTAACTCCCAATCTGTTTAATATTCAATACCTTGCTGCAGGGGAAGGGAACATTTTAAGAGATCATCCATCTATTGGTAAAATTAAAAATTGTGCTCTGACTGCGATAAATACACAATATACTCCTGATGGAACTTATATGACATTTGATGACGAAGCAAGATCAATGACTTCGTATAACATTCAAATGCAGTTTAAGGAATTAGAACCCTTGACTGAAACTGATTACGCTGAAACAGCAGCAAGAGAAGACTCAATAGGTTACTAATGGCAAGTTATTTTAGGCAAGTCCCAGACTTTGATTATGTCAACAGAGATTCTGATGGCAAAAGTATTGGTGACTATCAGGTTGTAAAAAACCTTTTCAAGAGAGTCAAGATCCGTCAGGATATCCTTGAGAACTTAGCATACTTTACTCAATACAAAATCACAGGCGATGATCGTCCTGATAATGTTGCCTTTGAAATTTATGGCGATGAATCTTTTGATTGGTTAGTGCTTCTCTCCAACAATATAATGAGCGTTCAGACAGAATGGCCTTTGAGTCAAGCAGCATTCAATGACTTTCTAATTAAAAAATATGGAAGTATTGAAAAGACTAATAACATTCATCACTATGAAACAAGAGAACTTAAAAATGACAGAGGTGAGATTGTCGTTCGTAAAGGTTTGAATGTTCCTAAGAATTACAAAGTAGAATACTTTGATACAAGAAAAAATCAATATGTTGTTAGAACGAATGAAGTTGATGCAGTCACACACTACACCTATGAAGTTCGTAGGGAAGAGGCAAAGAGAAATATTTACTTACTGAAGGCAGATTATATTGAACTAGTATTAGATGATGTACAAAGGTTGATGCCATATAAAAAAGGTTCTGCTCAGTATGTGAACAGAACCCTGAAAAAAGGTGAAGATATTAGATTGTTTAATTAACTCTCTGCCAGTTTCTGGAAGTAGGAGAGTGCATCGTCTTCATCATCATCCTTAGATGCAACTGGGGTAGATGCAGTGATGTCAGGAGAGTTGAAGTCAGGCTTAGAGCGTGACAGAGACTCTTGAATCTGACGCTCTGCAGATTCTTTTGCTGCATAGTCATCATACTCAGTCTCTTCATCAGCAGGAGAAGGAGTACGAGACTTCTGTCCCAGGACATACTTGAGACGACGCTCAAGATCTTCATAGGACTTGAACTGATCTTCAGCAGTCAGTCCAGCAAGAGAGTATTGCTTCTTCCAGATTGCTTCCATAGCATCATCATCGCTCAGCAGAGGAGCAGGTGCTTCAAACTCAGACTTATCATAGTTCCAGTAACCATCCTTCTTGACAATCTTCAGTTTGAAGTTTGCACCTTGCCAAAAGTCAAAAGGATTGATGGGAGTTTCATCTTCAAACTCAGGTTGCATTGCTTCCATGATCTTGTCAAAGATCTTCTTACCGAACTTGTAGAGGAAGACACTACCTTCGTTGTGAGGATTGGTAGGATCTTTCACAACATAGACGTTTGCATAGTAAGACAGTTTACGCTTCTGCTTACGAACAACATCTTTGTTAGATTCAATACCGCTGTTCCACAGTTCGCGGTTGTGCTCTGACACAGGATCTTTCTGCCCCAGCGTTGTCAGAGAGTTCTCGATGTACCAACCACCAGGGCCTTGGAAGGCGTGGGAATACATCTTTGCCCAAGGGAGATCTTCTCCTTCAGGGGCAGGGAGGAAACGGAGTACAGCGAAACCGTTACCAACTTTATCGACTTCGGGTTTCCAAAGACGATCATCGCCTCCACTAGCGGTGTTGTTCATCTTCTCAACTTCCTTGACAAGTTTGGAAGTCAGAGAACCGATAGAGGATTGCTTTTTGAGATCAGAAAAGGACATTGTTCTTGTATTAGTGGGATTTGGCTTTTGGGTACTTCGTTATTCTACACGTCCGAACCCTGGGTGTCAATCTGCTGCTTCATGGCGTCGAGCATCTTTCCCATATTAGAAAAGATGACACTGATGTCAACGTCTTTCGGCAGCCCCATCATTGTAGCAGATTCTACGATGCGAGATTTCATCATCTTGGCTTCGGGATCATCAGACAAACTCAATCTCGTATAGAGAATCTTTTGCTTGTCCAGCAGTTTCTCTAGAAGCGCAACATGGAATTTCTTCTCCTCTTTATTCATGGAGGGGAATTTAAAAACATTACTGTAAACTTCTTCCTGAAGTTCTTGAATCTCCGTCATTTCTGCACGGACAACTTCGGAATCAAAAAAACTCATGCTTCTCCTAAAACTACTTCCTTAAGTATTTTTTTGTAACGAAATACATCAATATTTAGGAAGGGTGTATACTTTCTTATTTTCAAACTTACGGATGTCCACACTGGATCAGTAAGTTGTTTGTCCCAGTTCGTTTTATAACCAAGGATAAGATTCAAGATCACCATGGTTTCGATGGACACATTACCTCTCAGATATTCTTTGAGAATTTGTGGGTGTCTCGATCCATCCAAGGCAAACATTGAATCAAAGTTATTGTCACCAAATACTTTATCAGTCTCTTCCTTAAACAAATAGGATAGAGACTGAGTACGTTTTTTCCATGACATGTATCTATCTTCACCCTCTCGGATCATCTCTCCGATCCAAAGTTTTGCTGGATCAGTACAGTCGATGAAGTTAGATACAAAAAATTCGATTACTTCTTTGTCTGATTTGTTTCTAGCAAGTTTCTCAAACCAGAAGCGATCCTTTCGTTTGTAAAACGATTTTACTGTAGCACGACTCTTACCACAGTACTTATGATAATCATACTTCTCTTTAGTAAAGTGATTCTTTAAAGAGAGGTATGATTTATAGGCATCAAACGGCATCACGTTTATTAATATTGAAGGCCAGAGTAATTCTTTCTTTAGATGATGTCTGTTCTTTTACATGGTGCCAAACATGACTAGGGAACATAATCATAGTTCCATTTTCGCCTTTATAAGAACAGTTATATTCATCAAAGTGAACTGGATGATTATGATTCTGATAGTATATCACACCCGAAAGTAATCCACCATGAAAATGAGATGGATTATCATCACCCTTATAAGAAAAGTTTGTCCAGATATCATACCCATCAAAATGTCCATCCCATTTTCTCAACTTAAAGTCGCGATGGTGGGCACCCATTCCCCAATACTTTGAAGTAAGTCTCATAACCCATGCCAACCAAAACGATTGCTCAATAAGATGTGGTGAGATAGAACACTGATATGAGTTATGTTTCTTACCATCTTTGGCAAGATACCCATAATTCTCATGTGCTTTAAGTTCTGATAGAGGATGATTTTTAAATCTTTTACTTTCTTTTACCCAAAGATCAATCTCTTTTATGATAGGTTTGGGTATACGAATCACCATCACAGGACATCCATCCTGCAATTTTTTCATTTCTAAAATGCCATTCATGTCAAAGAGGTAGTTTCGCTCGGGAGGTTCTCTTCAAAAAGTTTAACTCCATTGCTTCATATTTCAACTTCTCTTTCAGAGGTTTTGAAATCAGTTTGGGTACGGACTCCACGTCAATTGAGTTCATCTCACAGAAATGAACAATCGCATCAATATAACTCATGTCCTCATTGTCAAGGACAAGTTTCTCAATATCCTGCGCGAACTTTGACGGGCAGAAGAATTTCTTTTCTAGTGCTTTCTCTAGTTCATTCTCCATTCTCTGTCCTAGTATTGTGATGTACAAATTCCTTGATGTAACGAACTAGAAGCTTAATATAATCGTCTTTGTTCCGTTTGTCAAACACCTTGACTTCGCCACCAGGAGTTACCATGAGAGTAATTAGTTTTTTAACTGGAATACCAGTCATCTCATAGTAGGCACATGCATAAAATGTTTCTTGGACAAAGTAGTTCTCCAACCACTTCTCAGGTTTAATCTTTTCAGATGTCTTAAAATCTATGACTGCTAGTTCTCCTTCGTACTCACCGATGCAGTCTACTCTACCTGCCAACCCAAGGTACTCTGAATATAGAGTTCTTTCAATAGCATGTACGTTATTTATCTTATCCAGATATGGCTTGGCATGATGAAACATAAACTGTGTCATAGGACGAAACTCATCCCAGTTCAGTTGTAGATTCATTAGGTATGCTTGTGCTGCTTCGTGGAAATCAGTTCCCCGTGCAGTTGCTTTCTTGGTGATGCGATTTGCTTCTTCAATACCAACTCGCTTCCTCCACTTTGCGAAGATCTCTCTGTTATAGAAAGATGTCACAGAAGTAATAGAGGGCACCCACTGTCCATCAGGAAGATTGTAGAAGCGGATACCCTGTGTTTCTTTTTTGTTTAGTTCAATGTCACCTAGAAAATTATGATGAGTGAAGTTCATAGATTAAGATCTGTTTTCGCAAGCAAGTATTCTTTACAGAGTCCAGAACGGACAATATCTTCAACACCAAATTCAATGATGTCAACGGATGGCATTACTCTGAGAATTTTCATGAAATCAGCGATTCCATTTCTTTCATTCTGTTTAACCAAGTCAGTCTGAGTAGCGTCACCACAGAACATGATCTTAGTATCTTCACCAACCCTAGTAATAATACTATCAAGTTCGTGGAAGTTCAAGTTCTGATACTCATCAACAATGATGATTGCTTTATCAAGAGTTGTACCTCGAATGAATGAGGTGCTCCAGAAACTAATAGTGCCCTGAGTCTTCAGATTACCATATAGCATTTCAAAGTCTGTCTCTGTTGGAAGAGAGAACATATACTTTACCATATTCTTATAAGGAATCTGGTAGATGTCAGACTTATCTTCATGATCTCCAGGGAGGAAACCAATCTCTCTGGTAGCTACAAGTGAACGAACGATGTAAATCTTTTCGTAAGGAGATCTTTCATCCAATACATCTCTCAATGCATTATAAAGAGTAATGAAAGTTTTACCTGTTCCTGCTGCACCATACGCGACTAGATTTTTATCATTGGCGTATGCATCAAATAGTTTTTCTTGATTTTCAGTGAGGGGATCAATGTCCCTCATCAGTTCAGTATTAATTGGTTTGCGGCGTTTCATCTGCTTAGCAGTTAAACCGACACCAATAGGTTGATCTCTTTTTCTTTTGGCAGGCATAGATTAAACAGGCTTGACGTTGGAACCGGGATACTTGGATGCACGATGCAAAACATCGTTCCACCCAGGATGAGACTTTTTGAGTTTGTCGTAAACTTCTCCAATCTCAGCGCAACTAGGTGCGGTGGTTGGATCACTCCAGTCTCTTTGCCATTCAGGATTGTCTTCTAACCACTGATCCCATTCATGAACGCTAAGTTTGACATCCTTTTGTTCACCAGTTTCCTTATTAATAACAGGGTATGTAGCCATAGAAATTAACTTACGATGTAATATTTATTCACCACTCTAGTGCTTCAGCAATAGAAGGGAATTGTTCTTTGAATACACGCTTGGCATCATTAGCAATGTCCATGTGCTCCTTCTGTGTGCCATTAGCAGAGCGCAGATCGATATAATGGATCCACGACCTAATAGATCCCGTCATGTAGAGTCTTGTGGGCACGGCGAGGGGAAGCACAAAACGCGAACACTCCTTTGCGATTCCCTCACGGATCAGTTCGTTGTAGAGATCCATACCTTCATTGAAGTATGCTTCAATACGTTGCTGCAAGAACTTAGTTTTCTCAGGATCAACATCATCGATAGAGTTCTGACGATTCTTTTCATCCTGACGACGCAGTTCAGGAATTGGAATACCAGCATCCAACCAGTTGACATCAGCATACCGTTGGGAAAACTCTTGATATGTGAAACTACGGTGACGCAGCACTTGAGCCGCAATTCCTCTGGTAGTATTCAATTCAAGAGTCATGAACGCTTGTTCAAAGATACTCCAGTGTTGATGCTTGATACAATACTTCAGCAGTCCAGAAAACTTTTCGTTTTCCTGATTTTGTGGATTGCTTACGCGAGCACAATAGGCAATGTGTTTCTCCGCGTCAGGAGTTACACTGATCAGTTTTACGTCGTTCACTTAGTTTTAGTTCTTTCTTTACAAGTTTAGCATACATCACATCCTCTTGGGAATACCACTCAGGATGCTTCTTTGCTCGTTTAATGATTTTCTTTGCTGCCTTTTTGAGAGATAATTCTTCCATAGAAGTTAATCGGGGTAACCATCATCGTCTTCAAAAATTTCATCGTAATCAGTTATTGCTGCGCTACTACCTTCGCTATTATATTTAGACACATCAGAATATACTTCAGATTCCAAAACATCTACCAAAGATTTAAGGTTACGGACAATGAGTTTGAGTCGTTCCTGTTGTTCTGCTTCCATAAAAAAAGGGGGCATATGCCCCCAGTATATCATATTTGATTTGTAAGTCAATCACTTGAAGTAGGTTTGTCCGCGATAAGTAAACTTACCGTGAACTTCCTGTACAGGTGCAGCGAACTTCTTAGTCACAATACCACGATAGGCAGTGTGATTAATTTGAGCGTCGTGCAGGGCAGATGCTTTATCGATCTGCTTCTTGATCATGTTGAGTGTGTTCATAGTAGTACTCCTAAAGTAGTGGATTTTTAGGCCCGTTCCTTTAGTCGTTTGCGTCCGTCCGAAGACGGATGAACGATCCGTTCCGCGACTTACTTGCGTCCAGTTTCCTGGATGAACGTAGGGTTATTATACCCTTCATAGATTATATAGTCAAGTAATTTTGTAATTTGTGATACAGTTTATACAAACATCCCGGTATCAGACATGTACTTGAGAGTCTCTTTCAAATTACCACGATGATTCAAACCAATAGCAACCTGAGGGTACTCTGCTTCACTACCAAACTCTGCACGAAACTGTCTATCACTAAAGTCTGCACCAAGTACGAACTCTCTCACCTCTTGTCCACATGCCTCAAGAACCATCTTGGCTCTTTCAGATTCTTGACTACCATTACTATAAACAAGTGCTTGCATTAGTCTCTTTGCCTCCAGTCATCAGGTTTATCTCTTTGAAACCAATCTACAATTTCATCTGCACTATCAAATCCCGTTTTATGATTGGATGGATCGGGATCGCCTAGTCCCATCCTATTCATAAAATCCTCAACACTTCCCTCTTCAATATCCTGGGATGCTTGACGACGTGCCTGTTGCAACCAATCTCTAGCAAGAGTATGTGCTTTGGCAAGTTTCTCTGCCCAGATCATATCCTCTAGAGGAACTTGTTCCTTATTAGCGATGCAACGACAGATAGACTCCAAACGAAGTCGATACGCGGTAGAAAGCATTTTAGTTCCGTTTGAGTTTGTCTTTTAGATCAAGAACCTTATTCACCTCATCGACAGCAGCAGACATCCTATCACCTAGGATATCCATGATATCTTCGTAGATTATTTCATTATCCACGTAGTCATCGAAGTATGTGTCGATTGCCTCTTTGAGATACCTCTTTCGATGCCACTCAGGAGAATAAGGTTTGTAAGTCATGATAAAATCATATGTGGATATTTAGTTACCGTTCAATGTAACTAAGGCTATGATGATCTGATTTTAACTGATGAATGATAATATCGCAACCCACCTTAGGTTCTGCGTCACCACATGTAAATATATCTACTGCTGCTTCTCCTTTCTCAGGCCAAGTATGAATACTAATATGACTCTCAGCAAGAAGACAAACAGCAGTCACGCCGTATGGTTCAAACTTTTTTGAGATAGTTTGAACTACTGTTGAACCACTTGCTTCCGCAGCAATCTCCAACAATTCTCTTAGATACGTTTCATTATTCAGATTCTCAAACTTACATCCATAAAGATTGAGGAGATAGTGCTTACCCATCATTCTATTGCTTCTGAATCGATACCATATTCATCTACGAGACGATCAACTGCTGTTTTAATATCAGAAAGTTTGCATACCTCAGCGATATTTGATTTTTGAAATTTCTTTAATTTTTTATATTTTTTGATGAGTTTACTAACTTCATCAGTGTCGATTTCAAATCTAACGTTTCCATCTTTCTGCGGATCGTTAGTAAACCCTTTAAATCCGCTCATGATTTTTTCTTCTTATCTTTTGGTGCAGGGTTACCCCAGAGTTTAGGACTAACCCTGCCTTCAGATTGTTGCATGGTAACAAAATTTTCTTTGTACTTGTCATAATAAGCATCAAAGATACTTGCTTGCTTTGTATCCATCACTAGATCATAGTGCTCTACACCATCCTCTTTATATGTGACAAGATAGCAATTGTTAGGAAGATCCGTCGTATTATCTACGATCGGATCACAATCTTGTTTAATAACCTTCAACTGCGTCCACCCCATTGAATGTCAGGATATGCCTGTTTGACAATATCATAACTGATTTTGTACTTGTCTGCAAGGTTTTTATCCTTACACAGACACAGGATCTCAGCCTCTTCGGGATGCAGTCCTTCAAGCATTTGGATGAACATGGTTTCTCTGCGAAGTCCAGAGAGTCCATCATTACCACCCTTCACAAAGTTATAGAGATGCTTGTACTCTCTACGCAAGGAAGTGTGATCTGTACCAACAGGTACTTCGTTCTTATTGAAGGGAACCTCTCCAACAGGAAGAACTGAGATCACAGTCTCATCAAAGTTCCAAATAAAAATAGTCTTCAGAGCATCGTTTTCATACTGCCGAAGGATTTCTACTTTCTTTGCCTTTGCACGTTGCTTGCTTGCAAGTTCAAGAATTTCATGAAGAAAAGGGTTAGGTGGTAGTTCAACCTTCTTCTTCGTCTTCGTCGTAGTCGCCATAATCGTTTTCAAACCTTACTGCTAAAATTTCATCAGGTAGAACATTTCCGTTCTCATCAAACATTTCGGGATGAGTATATACTGGTTGGGTATTATAGACGTGTTCTTTTGCAAGCCATCCTACCATACCTCCAACAAAAAAGAACATTACTGATACCAATGTTCCAATCGTCAATGTTACTGCTAACATTTTCCCGTCCTCCGAGAGTCTCTATCTTTTCCGAATATCCAAATAAAAATTGAAGTGGAAAACGATATCTCTCTTGAAAAGAGAAACCATATTTCCAAATCTTATTTGGAAAGTTTTGGGCGGTTCTGCTCTTCTCCTATTTCTAAGTAATAACTCTACCCCACGATTAAGGTGGGGATCTGGTTTATTTAGAATCTTTTCTTCGCCGTCCAGGTCGTCTATCATAACTATACCTTTTAGCATCTGCAAGGATGCCCTCTAAAAATTTCTTGATCTTTCTTGCTTGCGGTTTAGGAATATGTCCATAACCTTCACGCAATTGTTTGTGCTCATTATCTTGTCCTCCCTCTAGATATTCTTCTAAATCAAGGACAAGATCTTTTATTTCTTTAGAAGTGCTGCTACTGATAAAGTCATCAGCATCTTTTCTAGTTGCCTTAATAACTTTAAAGTAATCATAGAGATTTAATCGAAATCTAAATGCCGTGAAGGCATCATCAATCGATTGCTCTATGATTGCGTAGACTTCTTGATCCATCAAACCAGCTTGTTTTCTCTTAGATACTTGACAGTTTCTTGACATCCACCAATTAATTCATCATTCAGAACAACGCGAGGGAAAGTAGATCCCCTCCCAAACTTTTCATAAAATTCCTCACCGTTAAAATCTCTGCCCAATTTATACTCAACAAATTGTTGTTCGGCAAGACTCAAAGCAGCAATCACTTTGGTGCAGTAAGGACAACCGATTTTTGTGTAAATTGCAAAATTACTCATTTCTTTACTGACTCCCAATCGTTTTCAAAAATTTCCATTCCTTTATCGGTAAGGATGTGATCGTACATTTGATCGAATACCTTTGGTGGCATCGTGCAGATCTCAGCACCATTATACCATGAACGGATGGCTCTTTGCACGCTACGAATGGAAGCAGAGAGAACTTGTGTCTTCACACCATGAACACGATACAGTTCAGAGATGGAACGAACTACCTCAAGTCCTGCAACTGATTGATCGTCGAGTCGTCCAACAAAAGGAGAGACATAAGTGGCACCCGCTTTGGCAGCCAGAACCGCCTGTGCGGCGCAGAAGATCAGAGTGACATTTACCTTAATACCTTGCTCTGAAAGGCGCTTACAGACGATCAGGCCTTCTCTGGTGCAGGGAACTTTGATGGTAGCAACATTGCCAAACTTTTCGTAGAGACGAATGCCCTCATCATACATCTCAAGATCAGAACCCATCACTTCCATGCTGATGTCTGTGACACCCATATCCTTGATCTCTTGGTAAACATCCTCTGGATTCTTACCACTTTTCATAATCAGAGTTGGATTGGTTGTCACTCCATCTACCAACCCAGTAGAAAAATACTTTGCGATAATATCTGTATCCGCAGTATCTAAAAAGATTTTCATTAAAAAAGGGCGATTGATACGCCCTTTATATATCAGTTTTCGTCTTTGTTGTAAAGACTTTCTAGTCGATCTCTTGTCATATCAACATACATGACTTCATCACCAGGTTGAGGTGCTTCAGGATGACGTGGTTTTGGTTTATTCATCTCCACATTTATGGATTGAATGTTACTCCACATCATCGCAAAGGCAGCGCCTGCGATAACAGCAAAACAAGAAAAGTAAACAAAGACGAGCCAACCGTTCACAGTGCGTTACCTCTAGGAAGAACTTCTTCTGGGAACACAAACTGTTCATGTGGTTGATCTACTGGTGCCATCCAAGCACGTAAACCTTCATTCAAAAGAATATTCTTGGTATAGAAAGTCTCAAACTCAGGATCTTCTGATGCCCTTATTTCTTGTGAAACAAAGTCATAAGCGCGAAGGTTGAGAGCAAGGCCAATAATACCGATGGAACTTGTCCAAAGGCCCATAACAGGAACAAACAGCATAAAGAAATGCAACCACCTCTTATTGCTAAACGCAATACCGAAGATCTGACTCCAGAAGCGGTTTGCTGTAACCATTGAATAGGTTTCTTCTTCTTGAGTGCTGTCAAATGCTTTGAAAGTATTTGCTTGATCACCATCTTGATACAAGGTGTTCTCTACTGTAACACCATGAATTGCAGAAAGCAATGCTCCTCCAAGGATACCCGCAACACCCATCATGTGAAAGGGGTTGAGTGTCCAGTTATGAAATCCTTGTAGAAAAAGTAGGAATCTGAAGATTGCCGCGACACCAAAGCTCGGCGCAAAGAACCAAGACGATTGTCCGAGAGGGTAGATGAGAAATACACTAACAAATACGGCAATAGGGCCCGAAAAAGCAATCGCATTGTAAGGACGGATTCCGATAAGACGTGCAAGTTCAAACTGACGCAGCATGAAACCAATCAGAGCGAAGGCACCGTGGAGCGCCACAAAATTCCAGAGTCCCCCAAGTTGGAGCCAGCGTTGGAAATCTCCCTGAGACTCTGGACCCCAAAGTAGAAGAAGAGAATGGCCCATAGCATCAGCAGGAGTTGACACTGCCGCTGTAAGGAAATTAGCACCCTCAAGGTAACTAGACGCCAACCCGTGAGTGTACCAACTGGTAACAAACGTCGTGCCAGTAAGCCAGCCGCCAATTGCAAGATAAGCAGTGGGAAAAAGAAGTAATCCAGACCAACCCACAAAGACAAAGCGATCTCGTTTAAGCCAGTCATCCAGGACATCGAACCATCCCCTCCCTTGTTGTGTTTGTGAAAGAGTTGAAGTTGTCATGAGTAATATTACTTAACATTTTTAGAGAAAAAAATAGAGGATCCGAAGATCCTCTAAGAAATATGTTGCGTTAAATCAACCGATGCTAGGAGCGGTGAGTGCAACAGGGGTGGACTCAACAGCAGCGAGATCCAGAGGGAAGTTGTGAGCATTACGCTCGTGCATTACTTCCATACCCAAACCTGCACGGTTCAGAACGTCTGCCCAGGTGTTGAGGACACGTCCTTGTCCATCAAGGATGGACTGGTTGAAGTTGAATCCGTTAAGGTTGAATGCCATGGTGCTAACACCAAGAGCAGTGAACCAGATGCCGACAACAGGCCACGCAGCGAGGAAGAAGTGCAAAGAACGTGAGTTGTTAAAGGATGCATACTGGAAGATTAGACGGCCGAAGTAACCGTGTGCGGCGACGATGTTATATGTCTCTTCTTCTTGTCCGAACTTGTAACCATAGTTCTGGGACTCAGTTTCTGTGGTTTCACGAACCAGCGAAGAAGTAACCAGACTTCCATGCATAGCAGAGAAAAGAGATCCACCGAATACCCCAGCAACACCGAGCATGTGGAACGGGTGCATAAGGATATTGTGTTCTGCTTGGAATACAAG